TTGACGTCTGTCCAGGACTTCTCAAGATCGCCCAGCGCCTTGGCTTGCAGCGCGGGGTGCATACGCAAGTCCATGATGCCCTGACGAGCGACGTTCAGAGCAGTCTCTTCGGGAGAGCCGCCGCGATTCTTCGCAGCTGCCACCGACGCCGGCATCCGGCCGCGTTGGTTCTCGGGCAAGCTGTACCACTTCTGCAGTAGGGCGTTGTCGTACTCCCCTTGGCTCTTCCCGCCAACCATCGCCTGCGCAACGCCGGGCATGACACTGAAGCCGCCGCCCCCGCCGCCAGCTGGCTGCTTGCCTTCGAGGAAGTTCCCCTTGCCGTCCGAGTAACGGACCATGCCGTTCTCGCCTTGTGCCTTGTTCCAGCCGGAGGGGAGATTAGCACCCTGTGTTGCTGGTGCAGCCGCTACAGTGGGAACTGCACCGGCTGACGCAATGGTCTTCCTGGTAGGGCTGCTGACGGGGGGCGTTGTAGGCGCGGCCGTCGCCCACGCGAGCGTCTCTGGAGTTCTGGTGGCCGCCATTGCTGGCGGCGTTTCTCCTGCCGGTCGAGCAGCACGGGGGACTACGCCTCTCCCAGGGACAGCAGTCGTTGCTACGATATCTCCGCCAGTTCTTGGAAGGGCTGCGGTGTCAACGATGTTTCGCAGCGCGAGCGGCAGTTGGTCTTCTGGCTTACCCCCACCAGCCAACTTGATGACCCCACCACCCTTGTACTTGCGGGCCGGCGTCTTGCGCTTTGTCGTGGGCTTCTTGGTCATCACATGCCTCTCTGCTGCTGGTAGAACTCGCGGCGGGCTTCGACCAGCGCGTGCTCCCAATCTTTGCGGAAATCGACCATTGTCTTGCGCAGCTCGTCGATAGCCAGCGTGTCGACGTTGCGCATCGCCTGGTACGCTGCCCAGTCGCAAAGCGCCAAGTGGTGCTGCTCTGGAATCTCTGGCTCGTCGGAGTCGACTTGCATGACTTCAAGCGGTAGACGCGCGACGAGCATATCCAGCGTGTAAACATCGTCTGGGATGGGGTACAGGTTGAGCTTGCTGACGCCGCGCCGGCGCCAATACAGCGGCGTGCCTTGCGTCGCGTTGTTGGCCGCGAACTGCGCGGGGAGCTTGCGCAGCTCCGTAGCGCCGTTATGCACGGCGAACACCTGCAGCACCAACGGGTCGAGCGTGTATTCGTTCGTCCCATCGACCGTGTCGAACGTGATGATGGACGACTCGCTATCGAGGAAGCAGAACGTGCGGCGGGCGAAGATCCTCTGTGCGTCGTTCAGCCACTGGTCGAGGTCGGCATCCGACCACTCGCCGCGCGCGGCGCTGTCTTTGAGGACAGACGATCGCGTGTAGGATCGCAAATCGCCTAGATTCATTCGTCCATCCCGCCGAAGCTGGCCAGCATGTCATCGAGTGCCTTGGGGACTTCGACGGGCTTGGGCGGTGGGATGTACGCCTTGGACTCGACGGGCGGCGCCGTCTTGCGGACCTTGGCAGCCTTAGGCTTGGGTGCTGGCTTGGGCTTGTATTCGGGCTCCGGCGGTGCCGGGGCGATGATCTCGTCGCCGCGATGGTCGATCTGAACCATGTCCTTGCGCTTGACCAGTTCTGCGTGGAACGGGTAGACGTGCCCGGTCGGGACGTGCTTGAGCATGACAGCCATACGATCCTCCGAGAAGGGGGGCCGCAGCCCCCCTGGTGATTACCCGAAGAGGGTGACGGCCGCCGAGACGCGCACCTTCAGCGTAGTGTACGCCATGGTGGCTGGGGCGGTGATGTCGATGGTGTCTGCCGTGGCGAAATACGAGCCGACGGTGTAGGCCGCCGCCAGGTTGTTGCCGGTCGTGGCGACGTCCACTGCCGAGCCGTAGCCGGTGCCGCCGGCGGTGCCCAGGTTCATGGTCTGGCCGGACTGGCCCAACAGCACTTCATAGAAGACGGTGTGGACGAAGGTGTGCGCCGGGATGGCCAGCACCTGGGCAACATCGGCCGCCGTCAGCGGCCGCTCGGCCGCGTCATAGACGTTGGTCAACACGGTCATCGCGGGGGTGCCGGCCGCATTGGAGCCGCCGCTTGCGGTAATCGTGCGGCCGTCGGTCTTGGTGGTGTAGGTGGTCATAAAACGTACTCCGAAATCAAGTGGGCTACACCGGGGATTGCTCCCCGGCTATCGGCTGGCTTAGGCAGCCTTGACCGCGTAGATGGCGCCGAGGGCTTCCGGCTTGATGACCTCATGGCCGTAGACCATCAGACCACGCATGATGTTGCCGAAGGTCGACTCGGCCCGCAGGCTCTCGGTCTTGGTCAGCTGGGTCGCGAACGTCAGGCCGTAGTCCACGCCGAACAGGAAGTGCGTCGTGGTGTCGGCGCCGTCGATGTAGGTCGGCAGCAGGTTGCTGTTGTAGATGGTGAAGCGATCCACCGTCCCGACCATGCCGTTGCGCAGCGGGGTCGTGTTGTCGCCGGTCAAGTAGGCCGCCTTCAGGTCGGACTGCTTGAGCTGGTTGGTCGCCCAGAACGGCAACACCATGAAGCGCCCGGTCTCCGGCGCGTTCTGCTCGTCCAGCACCTGGCCCGCATTCAGGATGGACTCCAGAATGTTGGTCGAGTCGATGGCCAGCGGAGCGCCGGTAACGCCCAGGTCGATGTCGTTGGACCGCACGCCGGCGGTGCTGCCCTTGTTGTCGGCAGAGATGTCCGGGACGATGGCGGCGAGCACGCGGGTGTCCAGCTTGATCTTCAGCTGTTCGGCGGCGTCGGTCGCCCACATGTTCATCTGGTCGATGTCTTGCTGCTTCTCGACGACGTCGTCGATGATCGCAGACCAGTACAGGCCCTTGTCGATCAACAGTTCGATCACGGTGCCGACCGGACGCTGGTTGATGAGCGTCATGCCGATCTCGTAGTCGTTGATCTCCAGGGTCGGGTTGGTCCGGATGATGACCTTGTCGCCCTGATTGCGGATCTCGCCTTCGTAGTTGGTGTTGCTGATCTTCGACAGAATGGTCGTGTCGTAGTACTTTTCGATCAACTTGGTCGACCAAATTTCCGGGATCATGATGCCCGTATAGGTGGGCTGGCCGGCTTGTGCTGGGAATGTCATGGTAAGTTACCTCGTTATTTGGAGTAGTCCACCCGGCCCTCTCGTTGAGCCAAGGCGATTTCGCGCTCTAGCGCGTCTGCGGTCTCTTTCGGGTACGACTTCATCTTGGTATAGAAGTCTGCGATCCCCGAGCGCGTCCACAATCGCTTGTCTCCACCCTGCGCAGCGGCTGGGCTCGGAGTGCTCTTGGACTTTCCAGGGGCAACCTGTCTGGCTAGACGTGGGTCGATGCTGGTCTCCGCAGGGGGTGTCGCAACCTGCGGAATTGGTGCTAGCTGTTTAGCATAAATGTCGAAAAAGGTCAATGCGCCTTCCGTATCCATTTCGGAAATAGACGACTTGAACAGCGCAAGCCGTGAAGGGGACGCCTTGATCCATTCCTCGAACGCCGGATCGGTATTGATCGTATCGAACGGCCGGCCGGTCGTGTTCTCAACCTGGTCGGCGAGGTGGCCCAGGAATTGTTCGTAACGCGTCGAGCGCGTGTCCTGCTGGACGCCGCCAACCTGGC